TTGCTTCTGAAACTTTTCTTTTCTTTTTAGGTTTTTTAATTTTTTCTTTTTTTTCTAATTCTGCTAATTTTTGAGTTTGTCCACCTGTCAACGCAATTTGTTCTCGTTGCGCGTTTCCATATTGAATAAGCTCATCACAAAATCTAGGTGAAAGAGCGGACTTAAAATACCAATAGTAATTTGTTAAATTCATACCTTCGTTATAACTTACGTTATAGACTTCTAGATAAAATTGTCAAGATTAAGGATATTCTGTAACAGTTAAAGTTCCTGACACTGTAAAAGTAGCAACTCCATCACCATTTGGTGCTGTTGTTTTAGTATTAGTTCCTGGAGCTACAGATATAGCTGGTGCTACAGCCGATGGATATCTTACAACAACAATTCCTGATCCGCCTGATCCCCCTCCTTTATGAGTATTACCAGCTCCACCTCCACCACCACCTGTGTTAGTTGCTCCTGATGTTCCATTTGTAGCAGTACAAGGATTTGCTCCTAAACCTCCAGCTCCACCTCCACCTGATCCTCCAGTTCCACCAGGGGCTGGATTTCCTCCACCACCTCCTCCACCTCCTGCATAAGTAACAGATGAGCCAGAAATTGAATTTGCAGATCCAGATCCTCCAGATCCTCCACTACTTGGACTTGAATTTCCTCCTGTTGCCGAAGCTCCACCTCCTCCACCTCCACCAAATACAGATCCAGAGGTTCCTATTCCACCACTACTTCCTTGAGGAGGATTTGTTGGAGGTGTATTTCCTGAACCAGCAGATCCACTTCCACCTCCTCCACCTCCTGATCCACCACTACTACCTGAAACATTTCCAAGATAAATTCCACCACCTCCACCTCCTGTAGATGTAATTGTTGAAAAAACAGAAGGATTACCTGCAGATCCAGAAGTATTAGATGGTCCAGGTCCTCCAGATCCACCAGCACCAATTGTTACTGAATAAGATCCTGGTGATAAAGTTAAACTTGAAGCTGGAGAACAATAAGAAGTTCTATAACCACCTGCTCCACCTCCTCCACCACCTCCTCCTGGTCCAGATGATCCTGATCCACCTCCAGCTCCACCTGCTACTACTAAATAATCTGCGCTAAAAGGTTGTACTGCTGGCTTCGGCCACGTTCCTTGTTGAATTGCTGCTTTTTGAGATTTTAAACTCCAGACACCTGAAGCTTTGTTTAATTCTTTTACTACAACTATTCCTGAGCCGCCTGCTCCTGTAGTAGCTGGATTACTTCCTCCGCCACCACCACCACCTCCAGTATTAGCTGTACCTGCTGTTGCTGCTCCTGTTCCAGATTTACCAGCACCGCCTCCACCTGTTCCTCCAGATCCCGCTGTCCCACCTGTTGTAGAACCACCACCTCCTCCTCCAGCATAAGCTACTGGTGATCCTGAAATTGAATTTGTTGTGCCTGATCCTCCATTTCCTGCTAGTGGTGCAGCACCATTTGCACCTACTGAATTTGATCCTCCTCCACCTCCACCTACAAGTGGTGGGCCCACATTTCCACTTCCTCCTGAATTTCCTTGACCACAAGTTCCTGAACCACCACTAAAATTGTGACCTCCACCTCCTCCAGATCCTCCTGTATTACCAATAGAACCACCTCCTCCACCTCCTCCACCTCCACCTGTTGATGAAATTGTCGAAAAAGAACTAACTGTTCCATTATTACCATTACCAAATGGTGTACTAGCAGAACCACCTGCACCAATAACTGCACAATATGAAGTATTTCCAGAAACTATAATTTCTGTACATCTATAACCACCAGCTCCACCTCCACCTCCACCACAATATCCACCACCTCCACCACCTCCTGCGACAACTAAAGCTTGAACAACTCTAGTTCCTGGTTGAGTAGTTACTGAACAACTTGAAGTAAAAGATGTAACTGTGCACTTACCAAACGAAGTTTGGTTTGTTTTACCAATTATGCCGCCGTTACCTCTAGCCATTTAAAAATCCTTGCTAGGAGATTAATTGCCAGTCGCTGACCAAGATGATGTGTCTGGATCCCAAGCAAATTCATTATTGTTGTTGTCTGATCCAACCCATCTTAAATTTGCTTCATCCCAAGTAATTCTATACGGAGCATTATCTCCATAAGTAGTTACACTAGGATATGCAACAGGTGCTTGCCAGTCATCATTTGAATCTAATGACCAAGAAGCATAAGGTTGAGGCGCAATGAATTTATTTTTTGTTGAATCATATCGATATCCAATTCCAGCATATTGTTTTCTGAATTTGTTATTATATGATGTCTGCTTCCAGCTTCCTCCTTTGAAGAAATTTGCACACCACGTTTCACCGTCAACGTGCATATCATTATCTCCAAGAATTCCACCATTAGCAGCTATATCATTGCCGACTACAACAACTCTTTTTACGATCTGATGTGTTTCAGATGTAAATCCAGTTGGGTCAACTTTTGACTCTAGTTCTGCGAAATGTGCCATAGTTTTCTCCTTAAGTTATCTATTATACTTTGTTTTAAATCTTTTGTCTATTAACATATTTTAATTAACAGTTAAAGTTCCAGAAACTGTGAATGTAGCTACTGTTGCACCACCTACACAAGCTACTGTATTAGTACCTGGTGCGACTGATAAAGGTGCGCCTACAGGTGATCTTACAATAATGATTCCTGAGCCTCCTGTTCCACCTGCTGTTGTTCCACCACCACCTGTAGCTCCACCTCCACCACCTCCAGTGTTGGCTGTTCCAGGTGTTCCTGCTGTATTACTACCTGCACCAGCTGCTCCACCACCGCCAATACCTCCAGCACCTCCTGCTCCACCATTAGACATTCCACCTCCACCACCTCCGCCAGCATATGCTGAACACGCAATACCTGAAATTAAATTAGGAGCACCTGCTCCACCTGCTCCACCAACTGATCCTGGGCCTCCAGGAGCACCTGGACCACCTTGAGATCCTGCAGCTGTAGCACCTCCACCACCACCTGCACTTCCACTTGGAGAACCTTCATCTCCTCCTGAATTTCCTTGAGGTGGACTTACTGAAGGAGTATTTCCTGCAGCTAATGCTCCACCACCTTCACCACCTGCTCCACCACCTGAACCACCTGTTTCTGCATTATCTGTACCATCATCTGCACCTTTACCTCCACCTGTAGATGTAATACCAAAAAATGAAGAAGGGCTTCCAGAAGTATCAGTTCCTCCACCACCACCTATTGTAATTGAGTAGTTACCTGCTGCAAGAGATAAAGAAGATGCTTGTAAAGGAGAAGGACCAAAACCAGAGGCTCTATATCCTCCAGCTCCTCCACCACCTCCACCACCTCTACCTGCTCCACATAAACTTGGACCACCTGCTCCACCACCTGCAACAACTAAATAATCTAAAGCAACACCTGCACCACTATCTAAAACTCCTAAAGTTCCTGATGCTGTAAAGGTTGCAATTTGTCCATCTGGTGCTCCAGATACAGAACCCGCGCATCCTGGACTTGCACTTAAAATTTTTCCTGAAGCACTTGGTACTCTAACAATAACTATACCTGAACCGCCTGCTCCGCCAGGTTGTGGTCCAAATGGAGCTGCGTTTGGTCCTCCACCTCCACCTCCTCCAGTATTTGCTGTACCAGCTTGTCCACCATTAGGTCCTCCTGCTCCACCTCCTCCTGGTCCACCTGCTCCATCTCCTGTTCCAAAAGAAGAACCACCACCTCCACCACCTCCTGCGTAAGTAACTGCACTTCCTGTAATTGAATTTGGTGTTCCTGATCCTCCTGGTCCACCAATTGATGGATTAGCATTAGTTCCTGCTGAACTAGATCCTCCACCTCCACCACCTCCATATGGATTTACAGGATTACCTGATCCTCCTGGATTTCCTTGAGAAGGACTTACTGTAGGAGTATTTCCTGCTCCGCCTGCGCTAAATGCATAACCTCCACCACCTGATCCTCCTGCTAAACCACCTGGAGCTGGTCCACCACCTCCTCCACCACCACCTGCTGAAGTGATTGAACTAAAAATTGAATTAGAACCTGGACTACCTGCTAAATTTGGACCATTTACATTTCCACCTGCTCCAACTGTTACTGAGTGACATCCTTCTGTTAAAACTAATTTATTTCCTTGTAATGGTGCTGGACCATAACCAGAAGCTCTATATCCTCCTGCTCCTCCAGCTCCTCCTGATCCTCCTGATCCACCAGAACCACCACCAGCTACTACTAAATAATCTGCTATTACAGGATCACCATCTGAAATAGTAAGTGTTCCTGTTGCTGTAAATTGTGCTACTTGTGCATTACCACAAGGTGTTGCAAAAACTGTTCCCGCGCATCCTGGTGATGCACTAAAATTAACTCCCGCACTAGAAGGTGCTCTAGCGACTACGATTCCTGAACCGCCAGCTCCACTAGTCCCTGGTCCTGGTGATCCACCACCGCCTCCTCCTGTGTTAACTGTTCCTGAAGTTCCATTATTATTTCCACAACCTGATCCTGCTCCTCCACCTCCTGCTCCACCTGCTCCTGCTGTTCCAAATTGTCCACTTCTTGAACTACCTCCACCTCCACCAGCATATGTAACTGCTGATCCTGTAATACTATTTGGAGCACCTGCTCCTCCATTTTCACCTTCATCTCCACCACCACCTGCACCTGCTGCAGTTGCTCCTCCACCACCCGATCCACCTGATGTTCCTGCTGCTGTTGTAGTACCTCCTGGATTACCTTGAGGTGGATTTACTGATGGAGTATTTCCTGTTCCTCCAATGACTGAAGCTGGATTACATTCTCCTGCTCCACCTCCTCCTGAACCTC